TCAGCCCGCGCAGCCTGCGCTTGCATACGCTGCGCCAGTTCTTCAGCCGGTGGCCGAATGATTGAGACTTGAGGCGGTGGCACTTCAGCCGGCATGGCGCGGCGAGCAGCCGCAGCGGCCCGGCCTGCTTGTACAGCCTGCTTGCCAGCAGTGGCAACTTTTCCCAAAGCTCCACCTGAAATAATATCAGTGCCAATTTGTGCTCCTGTTGCCAAGAGTGGGCTTCCAAGCTCATTCACTGCGCCGCCTATCACTTGCCCTGGGATGGCCAGCACTTCTCCGACTTTGCCAACGCCTTCAAGTGCTGCTTGTGCTGTTTTGCTTTGTGGCGCAATAGTCAGAAGTTGTTGCAACTCTTGCACAGCTTGAGAAGCTCTTTCAGGGTCTCTAGTTCTAACGCCTTCAATTATTCCCCAAAGTCCAGCCGGAATTTGCGCAAGCAAACCAGATCCAAGCGTAAGGCCAGTTTGAATTGGGGCAGTCAATTCAGCGCCTACTTGTTTTGCAACATCCATGGCAGATGTTGGCTGTGCAGGTGGCGCGGAAGGTGCCTGAGCTTGTGGCGCTTCCAACGCAGCCGCACCACCACCAGCGCGAATCGCCGCAACCCGAGCCTTCAATTCAGGAGAATCAGGCGGCACATTATCTGGAATGTTATCGATGGTGATGCCATCTTTGGTGGTGATTGAATATGGCATGTTAGTAGCTCACTACTACGTTGCGTTGTTGTGCGGTAGGAACTTGATAATCTTTTGGAGCAGCTCTGCCAGCTCTAGCTTGCAAAGATTGAAGATACATTGGAATCGCGTCTAATTTTTGCTTTTTTGTGGCTTCATCATCACTCCATACAGGAGTCAATTCAGCTACCTTTTGTGCTGCTTCTTCTTTATTAACACCAGCTCCAGTTGCGGCTCTCAAAAGTGCTTCAGATAATGAACTAGTTGCTTGAACAAATTGTTGGCGCTCAGGGCTTCTTACAATGCCTTTCAATGGTTCAAGAGCCATAGTTTCCATTATGCCTGGGGCTTCTGCTTTTGTTGGCTTACCTTCCTTCGTATACATTGCCTTTAGCATATTCGTATATGCATTAGTTGCTTGCGCCAACCATCCGGCAGCTTTTCTCTCATCTTCAGTTGCCGCACCAACAGTAGTTTGACCGCCGCCTTTGCTTGGTAATGGCAAACCTTGCAAAGCAGCTTCAAAATCCAATTGCAACATACGGCCTTCAGTTTGTAGTTTTGAAGTTGATGCTAACAATTGCCTTGTTTGTTGATCAGTTAATCCACGATCAGAAGCTTTCTTTTTTAAGTCTTCAATGGCAATTTTCTCAGCATATTTTGCTTTAATACGTGCTTGTTCAGCTTCACTTTGAGCTTTCAATAGTTCTGCTGCTTGCTGTTCCTGAAGTCCTTGAATTTTTATCTCTGCTTGTTGAGCCTCCGCAGCCGCTTTCCGCTGCTCCACCGGCTTCTTCATCGCTTCGAAGATGTCATTTACAGCCTTGCGCCCCTTTTCACCAAGACCCATCATGCTAGTGGTCAAGCTAACTTGTGCGAGTTCTGGTGATTGACTGAATACTTGGCGAGATGCCTTCAAAGCCTGCAATGATTTCTGGTCAGGATTTGGCGAGTTTTCCATGGCATTAATCAGCTCATCGGCTATCTGAATAGCCAAGTCTGGCTTACCAGCAACAAATGGAGCCAAAACCGAGCCCATATTGCCAATCATGGCGTCTTGTTGAGCATCATTCAATTGCTGCATGCGTGACAATGCCGCCCCCTTCGGGTCAATGGCAAAGTTCAATCGCTGAAACACTTCAGGCTTTGCACCAGGCTGCAATGCTTCAGCATACAAAGCTTGCAGTTCTGCCTCCTTGCGCTTTGCCTCAATAGCCGCGGCTTGGTCTTGCTCACGCTTGCGCATGAAGTCAACCATCTGGATGCCCTGAAGGAAAGACTGCTGCGGGCTGGCAATGTCGCCAATGGTGTAATCGTATGGTGCTGGCATGACTTAGATTCCTTGAGTCCGAAGTATAAAATCACCAAAGGACTGTGAATTAAGGCCTCCAATTGCGCTACCTGCGCCCTGACCAAGCGCATTGATCATTTCTAGCTTGGCGCGGCCTTGCCCCAAGATACCACCAGCCCTAGCTGCTCCGATGTTTCCAAGCAATCCGGCAATGTCTCGCCCGGTTTGCATGCCAGCAGTTCCAACGCCTGCCGCGCTTTGCTGCCCCAGCGTAGTCATGCCGCCGAGCCGGCTGTATTGATCTTGGATGGCTTGCGCCAACATCTGCGGCCTGAACTGAGCCATTGCGCCTTGCAGGTTTCCACCGCGCAGACCGCCGGTGGCCGATGCGTTTTGCAGCATGGCGTTTTCGCCTTGCTGAATCACCGATTGAAAGCCTGGTTGATTCTCAATCGCTGAAATAGCCGCTTGTTGCGCTTCTGGGCCTTCAAGCCCTAGCAGTGCTTGCTGTTGCTTCAGTGCTGGCAAACCTGCTTCAGTGTATGGTTGAAGTAGCTTGCGCAGTTCGTCAAACTGCCGGCGCTGTTCATCAATCCCCATTTGATAGGATTGCTGTTGTGCGCTTGATGCTTGGCTGGCTGATTTGCGCTTTTGCTCAGCGCCAAGCAGACTCATACCAACTGATGCAATGATTGCCCACGGCATGATAGTTCTCCGTTATTTCTGAATCAGTGAATGGTCAATGTGCTCCGGGTCACATTCTTCCGTTGCATGCACGCAAAACCACACCAAGTCTGTCATGGCTAAAACGCCGTGAGGAATTCCGGCCTTGATCGTAATGCAAGCCGGCCCGGTGTACTCCGTGACAGTCTCGCCATTTGTCACGGCAGCCTTGCCACTGGCCAAGATGCTCAAGTGATCGTAAGTATGGGCGTGCTGTTGCAGCATAACGCCTGCTGGAATGATCGTTTCTTTGGCATACACTCCGCCACCGAAATGATGCTCAATCTTTCCACCAGCGTCATCAAATAGCTCTTGGCCTTGCATCAAGTGATCTCCCGCCCGGATGCGCTGATTGTAAGCGCGGAAGCAGCGCCAGCCAATGTGGAAATGAACCCGCCAGATTCCAGCGTCTGCCCAACCACCTCGGGGCAGTTGTAGGTTTCGTTTGGCGTGATGCTTTTCAGGCTCAATACGCGGTTGCTTGCGCCAGCACTACCGCCAGAAGCAACTAGGTTCACGCTGAACTGCACAGTGCTGGCATTGGTGTTGGTCACAGTGAACTTGTCAATGATGGTTTTGCAGTTCACAGCCGTATATTGAGCGGTTTGCGCGTTCTCGGCCTGCTTGCGCGGAATGATGTTGACTACGGTAACGGTCATGTTTGCCTCACGAGATATTGTTTGTCACGGTCAAGATGACGGATGGAATGGCTGGAACCGGGGCGACTGCGGCCTGCGATAGGATTTGCACCGATGTATCTGAAGTAGAGTAGACCAGCTCGAAATAGTCTCCATCCTTCATTTGCAAGACAAAGTTCCAAGCGGCCACTAGCTCACCATTCGTTCCGTTGAGCCGCACTTGGCTGGCTGAATTTGGCACATCAACGCCGTTCACTCTAGCCCAAATGTAGATTAGGTGACTGCCGCCGCTGGTGTTGTCCAACTGCGCCGAGAACTGAAAGTCATACACCCCAGGCTCGTCTACGTAGATGCGCGATGTGGTTGCGCCACGGTAAACGCCAAAGCTCAGATCGGTGCTATTGAACGTGATCGGATAGGCTGTGTTGATTGCAGCCGGCACCTGCGTTGTGGTGTCGTAAAACGTGCCGTAGCGCTTGCGCTTCTCAGGTTGAAGCGGAGGCATCAGAAATGCCGCATCGTCGCTTGTGCGGGCTTCTGGTGGCGCTGTGGCCAGTAATTCCAAAGCCTGCGCGATGCGTTGCAGAGAATCTAGTGCCGATGTTGCGTTAGCTTGCGCAATTCCGGTATCAAGTGCAAGCTGATCTATCTGGTCAGGCAAAAGCTCGCCAGAGTTGGCCGTGATCTGCTCGAAGACCTTGATGGACTCATGGTCAGGCAGAAACTTTGCGAGCTGGTCGCGGGTGAGCTTGCGGAATTTATACATTCAACGGCTCCAGCGTGGCCTCAAGCCGCATAACCGACAAATGGCAATCACTCAGGCCGGTGAATCGCTGCGCACGCCATTGGCGCATCGTGCCCTGTTGCAGCCAGCGAATGCGCTTTCCACGGTTGCCAATGGTGCCCAAAGCGCAGGGCCGATCTTGGCTCCAAGTCTCACCGTCCAGCGTGTAGCTAGTCCACACTACCGGGGCATCATTCAAAGCAACCCGGCCAGGAAGTGCTACGAGTTCAAGCTCATGGAAAATCGCGCCCTTGGCCTCGTTGTATAGCATCTGAGTGCCGAATTCCCAACCGACTTCAGCGCCCCAATGGCTAGAGATGTTTTCCACAATGCGGCCATGCACAGAGCTGGCAGGATTGCCGACTAGCCATTGATCGTAGCAATAGACAAAGTTGCGAGCTTGGTATTGGCCTGAATCGGTCAATGACGTAACCAGCTCAAACCATACCTGCGATTGCATCGACTGCGAAGCGGTGCCGTTGTAAACGAGCGTGCGATCTGGCAGATGGATGTATAGCAGCCATTGACCATCCAGCAAGCGAGACTCTACTAAGATCGCAGATAGTTGCGCTTCCGTATAGGTTGAAAGGATGCGGTCGATCTCGGTTGTAGAAATATGCTGAGACTGGCTGTTTGCTCCCAGGTATACGCCGACTGATTCATTGCGGCCTGAGCCAACAAACGCCAGGTTATCCATGAAAAGCGCCGCTGCATGAGTGCCAACCGCTCCTCTCTGAATCTGCGCGCCATTGATGCGCTGGAATGGGAATAGAGAGCCGCCTACGTTGTCGAAGATTTCTATTGTGTTGCGATTCAGTACATAGACCTCATTGCGCAGCTTGTAGATGCCAAGCACCGGGTCAGGGTCAATTTCAGAACTGCCGTACTTTAGCGGGTTGACCGATAGCGGGTCATTCAGTTCCGTAACGACCAAGAAAGTTCCATCAGTGGTGAAAAAATAACCGTCAACCCAGCAGAAGTCAACCACCGTTCCCAGGTCAGGGTCTGTTACCTGAGTCAGTGTAGACCCGTCCCAGTAATACAGGAGCCCACCCGAAGCAATGGCCAGCCGGTCAAAGCTGTAGTCGAAAGTCACCAAGCCAGTTCCGCCAACATCGCCTAGCGTTGTGGCGTTGCCAAGCGAATCAATGCTGACTAGCTTGGTGCCCATAACGCGATAACAGACGCCATTCCAGTTGATGCCGCCTCGATCAATACCTGGGCCAGTGCCGAATTGCACGATTCCATCAGCGGGCCGCAAATAGCCATTGCTCACGCCGTTCGGCGTTGCAATAGGCATCATGTTGCGCGGGTACGAAACCCGCACATCTGCGTTTTGGTCGGTGTAGATGCCGCTGAGAATTGCAATTTGAGTCATTTCACCATTTCACCTTTGAACTCCACCACGCCGCGCTCATCTTGCCCTTGGCAATGTTCTCAGAGTGCCGAGCCTTGAAAGACTCTCTCCGAGCCTTGTCTGCCGCGCTTTCGCCTTCTTTCTTTGGCGAACCGCTCACGCCTTGCTGACCAAACCGAATCGTCTTGATCTGGTCGCCAACCTTGGCCACCACCACATGAGACTTGGTAGGATGGCTGGGCGTGCGTTTGGGCTTGTTATAGCCTTCAACGCCAGCCCGAGCAAGGCGCGAGTCTTTCGTCATGGTGCGATATAGCCTTGGGCGTTGACGTAGACCGCGGCCCCGGTCGTGATACACGCAAAGTTGAGGGCAGCATTGGCGGTTGTTTTAAGGGGACTTGGAAAAGTCAAATAAGCCTCATGATGATCCCCAGCCGCTTGTGAGCCAAGCCATCCACGCCAAATCACAGTTGCCCCATCTTTGACAACAACCTCGGTTGTCACTGATGCCGAAGCATTGACAAGCTGAATCGAAGTTAAGTACCTGCGCAAACCAGCGCCAGCAGCAGCGCCTAGAACCACATCGGTCGTGTTGACCACGCCACCAGCCGCAGACGCATAGCTCCACTCAAGCTCGGGGATGGTGTACGGGCGAACCGTCTGCACACCTTGCAGGGTGCACATCAGGTCAACAGTGTCACCGGTGGCAACCGTCGCATAAGCAGCCGACAAGCCACGCCCAGCAATCCGCACCGGAGCGCCAGCAACGACAGCATCGTGAGCACTCTGACCATTCAACACACTTGTTGGATGGATTGCTACAGCAAGGGCAGACTGAGCAGCAGTGACAGCCGTTGAGGGCTTTGTTACAGCAGCAGCCCAGAACGGGTTAGTCGGGTCTTTAATGCTTTGTGCATTCTGACCCGTATCTGCAACACCGAAGGCAGTGACGTTCATCGTAGCCGCAGCAGCCGGAGCAACAGCCCCGTTCACAGCGATCAGGTAGGCCGGAAGCGTCGAAATGTCCAGAGTCGGAATCAGGACGGTTGCGGCAGGCGTCAGCGTGTCGTTGACATAGAAGTCAATGCGGTCAGCACGGCGGGCAATGGCCGTATAGAACGGGAACCCGTCTGCGACTTTCTTTGCGTTGATGTTGATCGCTTGCGTGCGAACGTTAGTCTCGTACACGACAGCCAGAAAGTTGCCAGCGTCATCAATCTCGAAGCCACAGCCGTTTGTCACCGGAATAGCAGTGGTAGGCGTCGTGGGCACTGATCCCCACCCCCAGAATCGCTTGGTATTTGCCTGCGTCCAAGTTGGGATGATGAGTGTGCAGCCAAGGGCCACGAAGTTCAGGCCATTGGGTGTGAACGTGGGCTGTGTGGACAAGCCACCATACGCGCTTGCCGTAGTGCTTGAGTTGATTGCCAGCACGCCGTTGGCCACAGCAGCGGTTCCAGTGGCGAGCTTGGTCGTCCAGCGGTTGGTGGTGTCGAGCGTGTCAAAAGGCTCTGTAAACCACGAAGAAGGCTCGTTCGTGGTGCGGAGATAGCCGTAGGTCGTAACTCCGGCCTCAGTGCCGTTGGTGCCAACGACAGACGCAGCCACTTTGCGGGCATACGTGCCGTCATTCATATCGACGAAGCGCTCCGGCAGGTCGTATTCTGATTTGAGAATGTCAGTCATTTTGAATCACCTATTCAATGTTGAGTTAGCCTACGCGGTACCACACATCAAGCACCGCATCAAAGCGAAGCCGGAAAAATGCGTTAGCTGCAAGGGTAGTCGGTGCGCCAATCACAGTTGCGCCATTGCCTGCCACCGTGAGAGTGGTAACTGCCTGCGTGGTATTAACAAGCAATTCCTGACGATCAACGCAGTTAGCCACAGCAGGCAGCGTGATAGTGCCAGCAGCATAACCAGCTAGCGGCGTGAGAATCAACCACACGCTATCGCTGGAATTGTTCACCGTAACAGTGAAGCCGGTAGCCGCTGGCGCTGCGTATTGCGTCACCTTGTCATCGGCCACGGTAGCGTCAGAAAGAACGTAGTCCTTAATCACGCTCATGCTGGCCTTGCGGGCATCGCCGTTTGTGCTTGAGTAGATCGGCACCTGATCGCTGCTTACAACAGCGTCAACAGCCGACAGTTGATTGATGGTCGTCATGTGTGCCTCATTCAAAATCTATTGGCGAATCCGGCCCGACAGTCAGCGGAGAAACCGGCTGATCGAAGAATGGCCTATCAATGTTCATCGGCTTGTTACCTGCGCCAGTTGGCAGCGTGCCGGTGAAGGTCATTTCAATTGGGTAGGTGTAGTGCGCAAGCATGGCGTTATATGCTTCGCGTGCGGCCACTTTGGTGTCAGGCATCATGGCCTTGCCAAAGCCAGGCGCAATGCGAATTGCAAGATTCAGCACAATGGCCTCATTTGCTCGATCTGGCACCGTGGCCACATCGTCCATGTCATCGCCATTGGGCGAGGATGGCAGTGGAAAGCCAAGCCGAATGCCTTTTGCATTCCATGTGGCCATCATGGCATTGAGTTTGCGCAGCGCAGTTTGCAGCTGCTCAGGCGTCAAGTCGAAGACATAAGACCCTAGGCCCGCTTCTTCAAACGCCTGAGTGATAAAGTCACGCTTTGTCCAAGCCATTTAGAGCCGCCTTGATGTTGCTCGCGAGTTTAGCATCAGAAGTGCGCCCGTCAAACTTGATTCCAAGCTCTTTGGCCTTTTCTTCCAATTCTGCCCGTGTTGGCTGGCCATCGTCAGATTCTTTCGACTCCGAAGCGGTCAAACTCCATCCGAGCTTGATATGCGCCGGAATATCATCTTCCGAGACAATGACGTAATCAAATAGACCCGTGTCGGTCTTGATCATCTTGCCGGGACGATAAAGCATCGTCGGGTTCTTCATTTCTTGGCCTTCGGTGTAGCTGCTTTTTTGGCTTTGCGCGCAACATCCAGAGCGATTGCCACGGCCTGCTTTTGCGGCTTGCCGGCTTTCATTTCTCGCTTGATGTTGGCAGATACGGTCTTTGGGCTATAGCCTTTTTTGAGCGGCATATTGATCTCCATGTGATACAAAAAAGAGGGGCCGAAGCCCCTCTCCATTTGTGCCAGAGCTTAGGTCTGGTTGAACAGGATAATCCCGCTCATCTGCGGCTGCTTGTTGACCACACCGAACAAAGTATCCAAGCGATACTTGGTCTTCATGGTGTTGATGTCATACTGCTTTTGCATGACAAGCTCAAAGCCCTGATCGGTGGTAGCGCGCATCACTGCGGCACCGGCATCAGACGGCACAGCATAGCGGCCCGGCAGGATTTCCAGCGCGTCCTTCTGCCAGAAGGGGTTCACTTCAGCCGAAACCGTGTTCAGGAAGGTGATAGCCGCGCCGTTGGCGGGCGTTGCAGTCACGTTCTTGTACTGGAGTTCAGCATCGGTAGTACCACCGCCGGAGATGATCGGGGGCGAGATTTGCACAACACCAGAACCGCCGGCACCCGACACGATGGCCGTGATACGGAAGGTCTTTAGCTGGCCGGTATCGCCCTTGGTGATCTGATGCACAGCATTGACGCCGGCAATCGTGAACGCATCGCCAACCTTAACCGTGCCCGAACCAACTGCGATGGTCAGGTTTTGGTAGCGGTTGTCAACGTTCGCGGTTTCGCCAGAGCCAGCCGTCGAAGTTGCCTTCGGGGTGTAGTACTGGTTTGCGCCGTTCACGGTCACAGTCAAGCCAGCGCGAGCGGTCAGGCGGTTAGCGTAGTCGAGCTTGTAGGTGTCGAAAGACGCCACCATGCCCACATAGGCTTTCTCGTATGCGGTCAGCGGCTTGCCTTGCAGGGTTTGACGCCCAGCCAGGTTAGATGCCATTCCGTTGTAGTCGCGGGTTGACAGAGCCATGTAGCGATCAAAGCCTTGCACGCCTTGCTCGTTCATGATTGCCTCGGCCTGAGCCACATCGTCAAAGCCAGAAGCAGCGGTGGTGCGCTTGATCACCAGCGTGCCTTGGTTTGCGGCCACGTTCATGATGGCCACGTTGATGTCACTGGCCAGCTTTTGCTTTGCAGAGTCACCCAGACGGCCTTCTTGCAGCGTGTCGCGCAGTTCGGTGGCGGTCAGCACCCAGGGCACAGACTTGTTGAAGCCAAGCGTAGCCGGGACGCTGAGCTGCGTGAAGTCCTTGAAGTTCGAGGTCATGTCAGTACCGTCGAACGATTGCGCCACGAAGGGCTGGGGACGCCAAATGACGTTGTTGGCACGTTCCATCATAGAACTGTCGGTGTTGTAAACAGCGACGTTATTGGAAAGCACCAGAGCATCTTGGAAACCTTCCAAGATGTTTTCGAACGCGACGCGTTCTTCCTTATTAAAGCTATTTGCCATGTTTGATTCTCCAAAAGGTTAAATTAGGCGGTGCGCTTTTGCCGTTTGTAGGCCATTACCTTTGAGTAATTGCCCGTCTTTTCGGCTTCGGCGCGAAGTCGATCTAGGGTTGAGTCTACCGTTCCAGATACGCGGCCAGTTCCATGAACCGTTTTCTCTGGCGGAGATGCCGCCTTGCGGTTGGTTACTTTCAACTGAGTCTCCAGTTTTGCAATCGCAAAAGCGAATTTTACGGGGTCGCTGATTGAAGCAAGTTCCTTTGCCTTCTTTGGGTTCTTGCCGAGCGCATAAACCAACAAAGCCGGATTGTCGGCACCTTGCAGAATGACGCCTTGCTGCGTGGTATTGAAAGACTCCTGCACGATACCTTCGGCATCGTCGTAATCCTTCACCTTCAGCTCAGCTTTGGCTTTGCCGTAGCCTTGCAACTTGGCTTGCCATTCCTGCTGTTGCTTTTCAATATCGGCCTGCACCTTGGCAGCTTGCTCGTCGGCTTGTCGCTTGCGCTCAAACCATTGGGCGAGACTGTTTTCGAACTTCTCGGCGTCATAGTCGAAGTCCTCTAGCGTGGGCTTCTTGCCAATTTCAGGCGCTTTTGGCGCTTGATCTTGGGTCAGCTTAGCCTCGAGTTCCCGATTGCGCTTCTGTAGCTCTCGGTGCTGTTTACGCAGCTCGCGTACCCATTCGGGCGCTGGCTTTTCTTCCTCTTGAGGTGGCGCTTCCTCACCGATAGTAACGATCAACTCATCTTCCGCGCTCGCTTCTGGTGTCGCTTCAGCGTCAGGCGCTTGGCCTTCTGCTTCGGTTTCAACTTCGATTTGCGATTCGGTTTCAGGTTGCTCGATTACCTCGTTTTCTGCCGTTTCTGACATAGTTTCCCCATTGATAAACTCACCCCATTAAAGGCCGGGTGGAATGCCCATATTCTGTTGATGCTGCAAAGCGCCGCCGATTGCTTGCGCAGTTTCGATTGCGGCTTTTTGCTGCGTGGCATCGACATTCGTTAGGGTTTCGATTGTCTGCGCCCTGGTTTGTTCGGATTTTGCCACAGTTAGCACAGTATCCGCTTGTGCTTTCATGGCTTTGGCTTCTGCTTCCTTGGCCGCGCTCATCAAATACATGGCCTGCGGGTCAGGTTGCTGGCCTTGCATCTCGGCTGACATTTGCTCGGCTTCTTGTTCGGTAGCCTTCACAGCGCCCATGCGAACGAGTTTTCCGCGGAAGTATTGCTGCACATCGCTCAAGCCTTCGCCTTCCATGTTCATCATGGCCATGGCAGAAAGAACCTGCATGGTTTCCGGGTCTTGCGTAACTTGCATCATGCCTGTCAGTGCGCGAACCGTAGCCTGGCGCTTGCTTGAGCTGCTCGGGCCAACATCCACGGCAATATCAAATTCAGCTTCGCTCAAATCGTTTTCGTATTCCAGCTCGCCGTCTTTTGACAAAACCGGGCGCATGAGTTCCACCGATTCAATGGAACCGCTAGCCGCCATTGATTTCATCTTGCGGCCTTGCTCTACGAATACGTCTTTTGCCATGCTGAGCCAGATCTCACCTGAACGTTTCACGGCCTTGGCCATGTTGCTCATGTAGATGAAGGTTTGCATATCCAGGCGCTGCTGGATCATCTCCACCGCTTTGCCGGAGATATTCGACACCATCTTGTCAGCGCCCTGCTGATTGCCGAGAAGGTCTTGCATGTCCTGCTCTGTGATCTGCAATAGCGCGGCCATTGCAGGCGGCAGGTTCGGGGCTTTGGTGTAAGCGGCTGGCCCGCCGACTACCTGCTGGCCCATGGCATCCGTCACCGGGTTGATGAGCAGGTACGGGAAATTTTTGATGTTGTCCTCGGCCCACATCATCTGATGCCCTGCGATCTGCTCAGGCGTGAAAATGGGCTTTTCTACAGTCGAAAGCGCGGAGATTTCACCGAGCTTGGACAGCTGCATGTTCTTGAGTCGCTGCGCGTCTTTGGCCAGGCGCACATGGCCCATGCATCGTTCAATGCCATCAATGAACCAGCGCTTGCCGTACATCGGCACGATTGGGATATGCTTTCCTGCGATGTACCCGCAGTCTTCCAGCACCGCATTGCCGCTCAGAATGTACTTGCGCACGCGCTTGCGCTTGACCTTCTTCTGACGCACTTCTTTTGCGCCGGTGGCCTGCAGTTCCAGAAGCAGCTCGTTTTCGTCGGCCTCTAGCTCGGCATCGGTGTAGCGTTCTTCTTCACCGTCGAGCTTCTCGTAGATGCGGACGGTTTCGCTTGTCTCCTCGATCCTGTAATACTCGGCCACATAGACCAGATCCGGCGTGAGCCAGTCGAATTCATGCTGGAACACATCCTTGGGCCAGCTGGCAGGATCATCGCCCCATTCTTCAGCGTATGCCTCACGGGTCATCGCGGTTAGCACATAGCACCGCTTGGCGTCTGCCTTGTCCTGGCGCTTTGCGTTCAGATCAAAGAAAACGCACGAATCAGCGTCGAAGATCGGTTCAATGCGAATCCGCTGCTTCTCGTCGTCCTCGTCTTCCTCGTCCTCGTACACGGTACGCAAGCGCCATGCACCGAATCCGCCACCGACAGCTTCCTCAAATGCGTTGTCGTAGGCTTCCTCCGCGCACGAATCCATTTCATCTGCGCGATAAAGCCCGTCGCAAGTATCTGCCAGCTTGTCATATTCTGAGTCGCCATCTTTCGGCACAAAGTCAACCGTGATGCGGTTGTTGCGGTACTCGTTGATGATGCGAATAACGGCCAGGTGAATCTTGTTCACCTCAAAGCGTGGCTTGCTCTCGAACTGCTCGCCTAGCTGGCCTTCCCATTGCGCACCGCTGATGCTGTAAAACCGGCGGTCTTGAAGGCATTGCATGCGCTCATCGCGCAAAGCCGATTGAATGGCATCGAATTCGGCCATTGCCTCGCTGTGAATAGCTGCCCACTTTTCCGCTTTGCTGCGTGCCATAAAAAAGCCCCGAAGTATCGGGGCAGTTTATACCACATTGGAGCGATTA